GATTAGCGTATACAGCAATCGGAGGATTTGTGGCTTCTATAAAGCAGCTCTCGGATAGACTAAGAGCAGAGATTGGCGACATCGCCAGATCCTTCACTGATACTTTTACCAGTGACGGCGTGGATACACGCTATCAACTTTCCCAAGCTCCAGTTCAGGGCTATACCTTATCTGTTAAAGCTACTACCCCAACCCTTACAGCAACCGTTACAGCGGCTTCAGCTGCCTCTGGGGTTATTACATATACAGCGGCAAACTCTTTTGCAGCAGGCCAAGTAGTAACAATCTCTGGTCTTTCTACCCCAGCTTTCAATATTAGCTCGGCAACTATTACTTTTGCAAGTGCAACACTTTTTAGAATTACCAACAACGCAACCGGCACAGCAGTCACAGGTGCCTCAGCTACAGCCCTAGTCCCATCAGTTACAACAGACATTTCTTCTGCCGTAACTATTGAAGAAGGCGTTGGCGTTATAACTATCCAGACTAGTGCTGTACCGGTTAATAATTCAACCATTACTGTTATGGGTCAGGCTTACCGTTACTTCACAGACTCTGAGATTTCTTACTATATTAACGTTGCTTTTCTTGAGCATTCAAACCACTCTACTGACAGTAACGGTAGCCGTATAACTCAGATTGCTTTGCTACCGCCTATTGAAGAATACCCAGTAGTTCTTTTAGCGTCTACTATGGCCCTATACACACTGGCAAATGACAGCGCTTTTGATATTGATATCATCTCTCCAGACGGAGTGTCTATTCCACGTTCAGAGCGTTTTCGTCAGCTAAACGAAATGGTTCAGATTCGCAAGGATCAATATAAAGAACTTTGCGCCATGCTTGGTGTAGGTTTGTACAGACTTGAGGTTCTAAACCTACGTCGCATTAGTCGTCTTACAAATAGACTTGTGCCTATATATCGTCCACAAGAAATTGATGATAGGTCTGTTGCACAACGTGTTCGTTTAAGTATTCCAGATTATGGAGACATTACCCCTCCTGGTACAGTGGTCAATCGAGACATCTCTATGTACGCTGGGGATGACTTTGAGATGGACTTCCAGTTTGCATTCGATCTCAGTACCTATACTCCGAAGGCACAGATCACTATACACAGTGGCCAAACCTATGCTCAAATTGGACCTCTTATTTTGGGTACATTCTCTTTCACAAAGTACTCTTACGGCAACAACACAGTTATCGATAGCTTGAAGCTAACCCTTCCTGGCTCTGTAACTAAAGATCTGCCTAGAACAGCATATTACGATGTCCAGATGACATCTTCTACCGGGGTAGTTAAGACCTATTTGACTGGTAAAGTCTTTACAGAAAGGCAGATCACCACATGAGTCCAATTTGGGAGTCCCAACCAGCCTACGGAATAGAAATTCCGAACATCACTACAGTAGTTGAAGAACCCGACATTATCATCCGGGATATTGAGTTTCCGGCAGTGGCCTTTTCCCACACCCAGCAGGTTCCTAGTGCTTCGTGGACAATTAGCCATAATTTGAACTTTAATCCAAACGTAACTGTTGTAGACTCAGCAGGTACCAACGTTGAAGGCGAAGTACGGTATACAAACCCAAACCAATTGGTGGTTGTATTCTCATCAGCTTTCACCGGGTATGCGTATCTTTCATAAGGAGATAGATAATGGCACGTAGTTTTCTAGTACCAATTAACCTGAACCAACTCGAGCTTCAGAATGCCCGAGTGCAGAATCTGTCAACCACACAGATCAATGCAATCGGTTCACCGGTTTCTGGTCAGGTTGCGTACGATAACGTACTCAACACTCTTAAGGTTTATAATGGCAGTGGCTGGACCCCTGTAGGCAGTGTTCAAACAGGTTCAGGTGCACCATCATCTACTCCTACATCTTCTGGTGGTCTTTTCCTAGACCTAACAAATCTTGTTTTATACGTAGCTAAGGGAACATCAAGTTCTGCTGACTGGGTACCTGTCCTTCCTTACGGACTTACCGCAGATATGGCAAACTTCAGCACTGCAAATGCTGAAGGAACATCCCTTAAAGTTGCTCGTGCTGATCACGTTCACCGCCACACAAATGCGGATCACGGATCGATTACTCTTAATGCTCTTGCTACTTCAGCAGGCGATTACTCAATGGGTTCATACAAGCTTACAAATCTTGCTGAGCCAACAAACGCACAAGATGCAGCAACTAAGTACTATGTAGACAGCGTTGCACAAGGTCTTGATGTTAAGGCTTCAGTTCGTGTAGCAACTACTGCAGCAGTAACACTATCTTCAGGTCTTGAAAACGGAGATACTCTTGATGGAGTAACTCTTGCTACTGGTGACCGAGTACTTGTTAAGAATCAGGCAACTGCTTCTGAGAACGGTATCTACGTTGTTAAGGCAAGCGGAGCGCCTGATCGTGCTTTGGATGCAAACTCTAGCGCAGATATTACTGCGGGAATGTTTACATTCGTAGAACAAGGAACAACAAACGGTGACACAGGTTGGGTACTAACTACTAATCAACCAATCACTTTAGATACTACTGATCTTGTCTTTACTCAGTTCTCTGGTACAGGAACATACAGCGCATCAAATGGCGTGCTCCTTACAGGAACTAACTTCACATTTGCACCTTCAACAACTGGTGGTTTGACAACTGGTTCTGGTGGTGGCGCAGTACTTCTACCTTCTACATCAGGTTTGAAGACAGACTCTGCAGGTCTTGCTCTTAACCCAACTAGCGATGGTGGTTTGACTACATCGTCTTCTGGTTCATACATTCTTCTAGCAACTAACTCAGGTCTTGCTACTTCAAGCAGTGGCTTGACTGTAACAGCTGGTCTTGGTATTACAACTACAGCTACTGGTGATGCAGGAGCTGCTACAGCTAATCAAGTAGCAATTAATACAAACGTAGTAGCTCGCAAATATACCGCCGTAATTGGTAATGCTTCATCTACAACCTTTACAGTTACTCACAATCTAAACACACGTTTTGTAAACGTAACTATCTTTGACTCCTCAACATATGAGACTGTATACGCAGATGTCACAAACGCAACTGCCAACACAGTAACAATCAGCTTTGCTGTAGCTCCATCTAACAATGCATACAGTGTCCTAGTAGTAGGTTAATAGGGAGGACGTCAGTGTCAATAAAGCAACTGGTCCCGCTAAACCTATTAGCCTCAGCTACAGCCCCTACAGGGGTTCGTGCTGGAGAGTTGTATTACAACACCACTGACACCACAGTTTACGTCTATACAGGCACCTCTTGGATTACCACTAGCAGAGCTAATGGGTATACCACGGTTACTAGCACTACCCCATCTAACCCTCAAACAGGAGATGTGTGGTTTGATACAACTTCAAATACTATGTTAGTATACAACTCTGGAACTTGGTCTGGTGTCGTAGGTGTTAACCCTGCAGAAGACAACCCGGCCGATCTTTCATCTTCATGGTGGTTAGGGGCATAGTATGGCAGTAGTAAGAATGGGTATATCTACCCCAACTTTAAACACAGACACTACAGTCTATACCGCCGATGCTTCATACCTATCTTCTGTTATCGCTACAAACAAGGGCACTACAGAAGCCACAGCTAGAGTTTGGGTAGTTCCACTAGGAGCATCCACATCTGCTGACTATGGGTATATAATGTACGATGTACCAATCCCAGCATCTAACTCTATCGAATCTCATAGATTTGCGATAAAGCTAGGCGATGTTGTACGGGTACGTGCTAATTCATCAAATGTATCGTTTTCCTTGAACGGTGTATATGATGGATCAGCCTCTATTGATGCTCACCTACTACAGACTACCAATGTTCACGGTATAGCAAATACCGCAAATCTTGCTACACTTAATACGACAAACGCACTAAATGACCGCCTAATTGCGATAGAATTAGGTTTGGGAATTTTTGACTAGGAGATAGAATGCCAAATTACTCAAGCCTGGAGACCCAGGTCACCGCAATCAAGAGTGAAATCTCTGCTGGCCTTGCGGCATCACAGTACAGCGCTCAAGACCTAGTTTATGTAGCTAAGGCACTTGAGGCGGTAAGTCACGTCGTAGCACCGGATGGTGTTTCTAACATTACAGTTAACGACAACATCTACCTTGGCACACTCTCTGAAGGCTTTGCAACTACTGCTTCCCTTACAAACCCAACTTTAGTAGTAACAACTACCGCAACAGATTACGCACAGATTGCTTTTAGCAACCGATCATCAAATGCAAACGCTTCAACAGACTTAATTCTTTACTCAAACAACGGTACTGATGCCTCTGGTTATATCGACATGGGTATTACTTCAAGCAACTTTGCTGACCCAGACTTTACTGTAACCGGTAAGGGTGATGGTTACATCTTTATGGTTGGCGCTGAAGCTGGCTCTGAAGACCGAGGCAACTTAGTATTTGCTACTTCAGACACAGGTACACAGAACAAAATTGTATTTGCAGCTGGTGGTTTATCTTCCGATAATACACAGATGTCTATTACACCGGATGTCAACGTTCATATTGAAATTCCAACACCTTCTACATCACCAACTACTGGTGCGTTAACTGTAGTCGGCGGAGTTGGTATCTCAGGAGATGTTAACATCGATGGAACTATCACCTTCGGTGGTGCAGGTACAACTGTAGAAACCTCTAACCTTGCAGTATCTGATCCGCTTATCTTTACAGGTAACGTAAATCAAGGTGACGCTCTTGATCTAGGTTTTGTTGGTGAGTATGCAAGTACAATCTCTACAATTACTAAGACTATCTCTAATAAGGCTTTGACCTCTAACGTAGCAACAATTACAACATCAGCTACTCACGGATTTTCTGTGGGGGATATTGTGGTCATCACAGGTATTGACGCCACATTTAACGGTACTCACTACATTACAACAGTGCCAACAACTACGACATTTACCTTTGCTAAAACAGCCTCTAACGTAACATCTGCTTCTGCTACAGGAACTGCTGCAGTATCTCTACAGCGTAGATTTGCTGCAGTATCTCGTGATGCTTCAGACGGTGTTATTAAGTTTGTTAAAGATATCACAACTAAACCAACCTCTACAATTAACTTCTCAGAGGCCGGCTCTAGCTATGCATCTATCAAGGTGGGCGGAGCTGAGATTGGCTCAGTAACTAATACTGAGATTGGCTACCTATCAGGAGTTACATCTGCAATCCAAACACAGATTGACTCTAAGGCAACAGCGTCTCTATACGCAACTTTATCTAGCCCTACACTTACAGGTACTCCAGCCGCCCCAACAGCTGCTCCTAATACTAACACTACTCAAATTGCTACTACAGCATTCGTTGTAGGACAAGGGTATTTAACAGCAGTACCTACCGCCGCTCAACTAGTACGACCTAACCTTACAACTGCTACTGAAACTGTAACTGTCTCAGCTACTGCTGCTACTGGAACTGTTAACGTAGATCTATCTACTTCAGCGGTTAAGTACTACACATCTAACGCTTCTGCTGACTGGACATTCAACTTCCGTGGGGATGGGTCAACAGCCCTTAACTCACTTCTTGCTAATGGACAATCAGTTACTGTGGCTTTCTTGGTAACCAATGGTTCTACAGCGTATAAGCCAACAGTATTCCAAGTAGATGGTTCAGCTGTTACTCCTAAGTGGCAGAATGGTTCTGCCCCATCTGCAGGCAGTGCATCTTCTATTGATGTATACACCTTTACAATTATTAAAACAGCTTCTGCTACATTCACAGTACTTGGTGCTCAGACTAAGTTTGCATAAGGAGTAGGAATGCCATTAGTAACAACAATTGGGTCTTCTGGAGTCAGAGGATTTGGTTTTTTAGGTGTTGCCGCTTTAGGTACTCAGTTTAATCCAGCTATAAGTGCATATCAACTACAGCAATCTGGGGTAACAACCAGCGGAAACTATTGGTTTAATCTACCTACTTTAGGTGTTACACAAGTTTACTGTGATATGACTACCGATGGTGGCGGATGGATGCTTATGGGCTATGCTGGAAGTACTTCGGGTATAGGAAACAGCACACAATTTATATTTACCGATTTTGGTACAATTACTGCATCTCGTTCTTACG